GGTGTCCTTACGGTGACTGCCGGTGGAGCAGGATCTAGTGCCATAGGACAATTTGTAAGTGAAATCACTGTAATCGACTGAGGTTAAATAAAAATGACTAAATTACAAGAGGCAATCGGTCTTGGGTTGGTTCTTGGTATAATTCATGGAATAATACAACCCGTATATAGTGTGCCAGTTGTGCCAAACTTTCAGCAAGGCTCAATGACTAGTCATACAGAAACAACAAGTAAAGTTGTTGAAACCATAAACTCTATGGATTATAATACTGGTTATCAGTATTCGGCAACTGGATCTGGAATAACTACAAATGATAATTTGTCTCCAGGAACTGGAGCAACAACTGTAACTATTGATGGAGTGACATCGACATGGACTGGAGTAACAAGCAAACCACAATTTACACAAACAACACCAGGAGCGGCGTTTCAGTTTACAGAAACTTATTCAGGACCTGGTTTACAAAATCACACGATTATTCAAAGAACAACGGAAGTGACAAGTATCACCGACACCACAAGTATTTTTTCCCAGTAATTCTATGCCTAACCAACCTTGCGACTGCCCCTGCCACTCTGGCGGAAACTGTAGGGGGTGTAAGTGCAACCGCAGCACCCGTAGCTAATAGTTCAGGCTCAGTCACAAACCAAGCTATTCAGGTATTACAAGGTCCTTACATAACGAATACTTATGGAAATGGTATTCAATGTCAAGGGGAAACTGTTAATTTCACACCATACCTAACAGGAACAGCATCCGCACAAAAACCATTTGAAGGAAGATACTGGGATAATGTTTATGATATGAGAGATTTAGATGAAGATGGAGCACCAGATAATCCTGGCAGTGTATTATATCAAGTTCCTATTAGAACCGGACAAAAAGATAGTTATAACTTATCATTAGGTTTCTCTGCTACATGGAGTATTCCTCAGGATAAAAAATTACAACAACAATGTAAAGAGGCAGCAGCCGCTAGTATTGCATTAATGCAGCAACAATCTGCCAATAAAAGATTAGACTTTGAGATCGCAAGACTTAAGAACTGTGGCCAGTTAATAAAAGACGGAATAAATTTTCATCCCAAAAGTCCTTATTATAAAATATGTGCCGATGTCGTAGTAAGAGATAAAACTTATATCACTCCACATTATCATACTATCCCTTCGGTTTCAAAGCAGAACGAAGTTGACGTATCGCACGATTCCGATCACGCTGCTCTGCTCGGCGGTCCGATAAACTCAAAACCGGCAATTTCTTCCCCCTAATACTAGCAATCTTCTTAACAACTTTCTTTATAGTTGGTTTAATCACACGAAGTAAAATATCGGCAACTGGTTTAGCAAGAAGAGCAGAAGTTGTGGCAACTAAAGCAATTGCGGCTGTTGTAGTTGCTGCTTCTGGTGCTGGCAAATACTTTTCTTGCCAGGGTATTTCTGGTTCCGGTGGAGGAATTTCTTCAACAATTTCTACAGTGGCAGTCTGAGCAGGAGCAGGTTTTGGTATATCTTGTATAGGAATATCCTTTGGAGGTTCAGGTGCCTTATATGGTGGTATTGGTGCCTTTGGTGTTTGAATATGATCTTCAGCATTAAAATCTATCGGGTTATATGATGGAATACCCGCATCACAAAATGTTTTTACACCTCTTCCATCATCAGATTTAATTTGATTATTTTTTGGATTATTAGTTTCATGTGCCTCAACACATCCAGGAATATCAACAATTGGGAGACCAATCTCCAATACCACAGGTGGAGCAGAAGGTAAAGATAAAGATGCATCAGTTAACCATTTAGGAATTTCAGGTATGTCCAAAGACCTAACCCGAATTTCAGGTATATTAATATTGGGCATTAGTCATCAAACACTTTAAATACAGATGTCCAAATAGAATGAAAAAATACATAAAGGGCAAATGTACTTGCTCCTTCTCTTTTAGTATTATTTCGGTTTGTTTTTTTCTTATATTTCATAATTAAAAAGGAATTGCTCCACCAGTAATATTAGGCGCATTACCAGGAATTGCTCCACCAGTAACAGAAGGGATTTCTGGTATTTCTGGCATTAGTTTTTCAACAATACCAGGAATTGATTTTACAATTTCTTCAGTTGCTTTTTTTCTGGCATCTTCAATCATCACATCTTTATGCTTATATAACCAGAATCCTCCACCTACTGTGGCAGCACTAATAATGAAAGATGTTAGTGCCATGAAATTAAAAACTGTTTGCATTTTTTACTCCACTAAAGTTCCGTGCTGTCTACGTATTTCACGTAGTTCTTCAAAATCCTTTTTCTTTGTTCCTCCATCATATTCCCAGGCATATCCTTCAGCAATCATTTGTTCGTTGAGGGACAGCTCCGAATCCCCGATGTATAACCAGCCAAGAAGACGACCATACTTCCCGACGCCACCAACAAGTTCAGTCCTAACAGACAACTCATCATCACCAGATACAGCACCTTCCAATTTCTCTTTAAGCCAATTTGTTGCGTCATAACCAAGTGCCTTCTCCTCAAGATCTCGGGTTCTCTTCTCCGGAGTATCCACTCCTGCGACTCTGACTCTTTCTTTTTTATAAAGATCGAATCCAAGATCGATAGTAACATCAATCGTGTCTCCATCAAGAACCCGATTAATCTCTATGACTCGAAAGTTGTAACATGACTTCCGACTGGGGGGAACCATAGCGCCCATTTTTTACCTCCTTTGCATTTGCCGCAATACCCGCGATGACAATCACTGCTGCGATGACTGCTCCCGCACCCCATACCCATTTTTCAAGAAGACGAACTCTAGATTTAAGTTCATCAATACTTTTTTCAAGACGGTCATAGTCATCTTTTCGAGTCATTCTCTCTTCGAGACTCATGACTCGTTCTCTCATACTACCAAAATAATTTTCTAGGACAGCGATTTGCTTATCCTGTTCAGCATCCTTACTTGTCAGGTCGCTCATCGTTCAATTCATCGAAAGCTATACGCATTATATAGACAATATAATATGAAACTCCAACTAATAATATTAAAATAGAAATAATAACACTCCAAACAGGATCATTTACATTCTCATGTGTACGAAGAATTAAATTCATAATTATTTGTTTTTATTAAATGGTTCCCAATGCTGCCAATTATATTTGTGTATTGCCCACATTCCAATTACAGGAACAAATATTAGAAAAAAACCCATAAGACCTAATGTCCATGGCGTTTCCATTGTGTACCTTACAAATAAAATCATTCTGGATAGTCCCATTTAGTGATTTGATCTGTCTTGTGCCAAGGACCCCAAGTCCCCTCTTTGTAAATATAGGGTGCAGTTCTTATTCTACACGAATCACCTGTACATAATAAATCATCAACAATTCTCCAAGATTCTAACACTTCTTCAGAATGAACAAAGTGTGATTGATCACCATTAATTGCATCAAAAAAAAGTTTTTCATATCCATCCACACCTAACCAATCTGGATAACGATGAGTTAATGTAGCTGGTTCAATATTATCATTAAGTCCTGGAGACTTCATATCAATACGAATATCAAGGTGAGCACAAGGTTGTAATCTAATTACAATACGATCACTAGTTTCTTGACCAAAATAACTGAGTGGTGGAGACTTAAGTTTAATAATAACCTCAACACACTGATAAGGCATTTTCTTGCCAGTCATAAAACGAAAAGGAACTCCTTTCCAACGCCAGTTATCGATGAAAAGAGAACCAGCACAATAGGTAGGAGTGGAACTGTTAGAATCAACACCCTCTTCACTGCGGTAATTTTCATATTGTCCACAGATTAAATCCTCCCCTAAACGAGTGGCAGAAAGTACTTTTGTTTTTTCTCTACGAATCTCAACAGCATTCATACGACAAGGTGCTTCCATTGCTATCAATGCAAGAACCTGAAGCATATGATTCTGTAACATATCTCTCACGACACCAGCAGTCTCATAATATTGAGATCGTCCCTCACAACCAATTGTTTCAGTTGCGAAAATCTGAACCTCTTCTATGTACTCCCGGTTCCAAAGTGGTTCCAATAGAATATTGCCAAAACGGGTGGTAAGGATGTTATTAACAGTATCTTTGCCGAGATAATGATCAATGCGGTATACTTGTTTTTCGCGTAAATACCTGCCCACCACTGACTGTAAATGATTAGCAGATTTATAATCGTACCCAAAGGGTTTTTCAATAACCACACGCGATGTTTCTGGGTCATCTAAAAGTCCTGCCTGTTTGAGATTAACAATGGCAGATTCATACCTTTCTGGTGGAACAGACAAAAAGTATGTTGTATCATCTGCTTCTGGTAGTTTTTCTAATGTAGATTGAGAAGTTAAATCTGTAGATACCCATTTCAATCTTTCTTTAAAATCTTTAGGGTAATCACCTAACATCCATAACCAATCGTCTCTACTCATTTCCCTACGGGAAGTTCCAACGATTTTGAGATTATTTGGTAATAACTTTTTCTCATGCAATTTGAAAAGAGATGGAATAAGTTTTCTCTTACACAAATCTCCGGTAGCACCAAAGATTACAATTTGATTAGTGAGCGGTTCCATTTCCATTGTAGTCTTCTGAGTCGTAGTAATTATTTTCACCCTTTCGTAACCCGAAATATATTGTGGATAATACAAAGGGTATCGAGATCCATAGTAAGACATCAGCGAACATGGTGACCTCCAAACATATACCTCATACCATTCAATATTTTATTGGCAAATTCACCTAATCGTCTTGAGTTAAATCTTTCGTAAAGCGCACTGCTAATAACAGGAACGGGTACACCAAGATCCACAGCGGCGTTAACAGTCCAACGACCTTCACCAGAATCGGAAACCCCCCCATCGAATTTTCCAAGCTTAGGATCACTGCGAAGTACATTCGCAGTAAGATCCAATAACCAAGACCCAACCACACTACCACGACGCCATAACTCAGCCACCTCAGCAACATCAATATCGTATTGATAATTTTCTGGGTCTGACATAGGAGCGACTTCAGCATCGCCTTCATGAATATAATTCGATCCCAAATTTGCATTTTTAAGAATATTGAATCCTTCTGCGTATGCTTGCATGATTCCATATTCAACTCCGTTATGAACCATTTTTACAAAGTGACCTGCGCCAGGTCCGCCACAGTGTAACCAACCGTACTCAGCAGATGTTGCGCGAGTGTATGGATCTGTGCGGGTTGCAGCACCAATTCCCGGTGCAAGTGCCCTGAAAATGGGGGTGCATACAGATACTGCTGTATTTGCACCACCAACCATAAGACAGTATCCACGCTCCAGACCATAAACTCCACCACTAGTACCACAGTCAATATATTGGATGCCCAACTTTTCCAACCTTTCTGCTCTCCTGCGAGAATCCTTAAAGTTGCTATTGCCATGATCAATAACAATATCCCCGTCGCTAAGAAATGGTAATAACTCATTTAATGTTCCCTCCACATTTTCTGCTGGTACAACCATCATAAAGATTCCCGGAACATAAGTTTTCTTACCACCAGTAAGAAGAACCGAATCCCCACTCTTTACTACTTGAACAAGGCTTTCAATAGAAGTTGTAACTCCGTCCACATATCCGTTTTCATATGCTTCTTGTGCCTTTTCATAGTTTCTCCTATAACCCCATACTTCAATTTCTTCTTTCATCATGCGACGAGACATACCCTCGCCCATTCTGCCGAGTCCGATAATTCCTACTTTCATAATCTATCTACTTATTTTACGTGTACTTTACCAATCATGCCAGCACCTTTATGCGGGGCACACCAGTAAGTATAGTCACCAGATTCCGAAAATGCAATATCAAATTCTTCACCAGGCAAAATTGCCAATGATTCATGACCTAAGTCAGGACGACCCTCAAAAATAACATTATGTGGAGGAAGCATACCATTAATAAAATGAACTGATTCACCAGCACTAATGGTTACTTCATCAGGATCAAATACAAGATTGCCACCAGATCCCATGGTTACATCTACTGCCCATGCTGGTGAAACTAAAAATAATGTAGTGAGAAGTGCAAAAAAGAACTTCATATTTGCTAATTCGACTACATTATCTAGTTATTTTTTACTAGTGTCCTAATACAAAATGTTAGCATCCACTAACTTCTTTTGCTATTTCTCCGCCAATATCACCACCAACATTCTGACCCAACATCACTGCCCAACCTGCTGCTAACCAACCAACATAAGGAATAGCAGTTAGTGCAGGAGCAATACCAGCAGTCATACTAGAGCCTACCATTGCACCGGTACTTTGTCCAGAACCTTCCGCCTTGATGCACGCTAATTTTTCGGCACTTAACTTTCCCTCTTTTGATTTTTCACCCCCCTGAAGATTTTTATATCCTTCCATTGTATATTCATGTGTAGTATATTCACTACGAACTTCACTTCCTTCAGAAGTTTTACCAAACCATCCCTTTTCTTTATGATCCTTATCAAGACTTAAACTCTTAGTGGTTGTAAGAGTTTTAGGATCATTTGCATTATATCTTAACTTATATCCTTCTTTATCAACCTTTACATCATAAGATGAATATTCTCCTGTAGGAAGATTAATATTGGGGTATTGAGGTTTATCAGCATACTTTTCGGTGATCTTCATCATATGTCCAAGTATACCAATATGTGCAACTGCAACTATACCCCCAACACCAAGTAGAACCCACTTAAATGGGTTCACAGATGGTTTGGGGGTTTGTTTTTCTTGATTATCTTGCATGTGATGTGGAGTCCAAGTCATGATTCATTGACCTCATTCTACTTTTTCTTTTTTATCTTCAGATTTTTTTGATTCTTCATCTTTTTTCTTAGCGGGTTGAACCCCAAAAGTAGCTAATGTTCCGGTAAATACGCTGGCTATAAAAGTCGGATCTATGTTTTTTTGAGGAATACCAGGAACAGTTACATAATTAAGAGTCAGAATTGCTGCTGACCAACTTAATATTACAACTCTCACTAAGGTAGAAACACCCTCATCAGCCCACTCAAACTTATCCTTTTTGGTTTCCTCTTTTTTTGTAGGCAGGTTTGAATCTGTCATTTAAAAGAGGCACAAGGCTCTTTTATTTAGTAATAAATCCCTTGTCAACAAGATACTTTCTAGTTAGTGGAGTTGGTTCATAAACCTCCCACATTCTACCTCTTGCACAAGCAGAAAGGGCAGCAGCAGTCATACCTTCCGTTTTACCTGCCCATGTTGCTTCTGCTTCCCATGGTACTGCTGACTTGGGATATGTGCGTTCTGCCATATTACGCCAAAACTTAGGAACCTCTTCTTCGGGTTTAATGACGGCAATAAAACTATTATTAATAGTTCCTGCCATACAATCCTGTGCAGCATGCCAACCTTCATGACGCATCACACTCATAAGAACATGTGGACGATGCATGAATGCCTTATTAAGGAAGAAATTATTTCCTACAGTATGATAAACACCACGATGTCCAACAGGAAAATATTTTTGATCTGCTAGAAACACATTAACTCCGACTTGTTCCAAAGAGACAAGCATTCTGTGGAATTCACTAGTAATAGAATCATAACTACTATTGGGATAAGCATCAGCAATAGTAGCAATACTTTCGACTTTGTGAACATCTTTAGTGCATTCTCTAAGAAGCATACATCCCATTGAATGCATGGTATTAAAATCTTTATCTTGTAATGGATCTGAATGAGAAGGAAGAACAATTGCTACAGTAGCAATCAAAGATGCAATAATTTTTTTCATGAATAATATGCCTTGTAATAACTAATAATACCAGCAGTGCTTACATTACCTTGTGAAACCCAATCATGAGCACATTCATACATTGATTGAGTTGTATATTTTGGAATAACTCCTTCCATTTGTCCACCATATTTAGCAAGAAGAACTTTTAATGATTGTTCACGGAGAGCAAGTTTTTCTTCACTATATCGCCAATCTTCATTCATAAGAATTGCTCTCGTCCATTTCCAGAACTCCAACCACCAGGACCTTCATGAAAGTTTTCAGATCCTCCAGGAGGATTTAAATGTAGAGTAGTGTTTTGATTTTGTGTCACGATTTCATACATTTTTTGGTGAATATCATCAGGTTCAATAGAAAAATTTTCTTCTCGTTCCTGACGTTTCATTTCTATCTCTTGTTCCATATAATCAAGTTGCTTTTCTGTTTTCACAGGAGCAGGTCCAAACCATTCATCATCTTCAAGATATACAGGTGCCGGAATACCGGTATATGATCCATATCCTTGAGTAAAATGTCCTGACTCACATTCAACTAATGGTGCTTCTAATTCAATATTTTCTGTTACTTCTGGCCAGTTAACACTAGTTGCCTGTTTTCTACTAAAAATACCGATTGTCTCTTTAAGTTTTTGAATAATCATTGCCAGTGATAGTGATAGAAATTTCCTTTAGAGTGACACATGGGATCTTGAGATGGTACTCTATATCCCAACATAGATTGTCCTTTGAAATCTGTTCTTCCATTTAGAATCTTTGACCAATAGGCAATACTTTTATTACCACTAGGAGAACTTAGTTTGTTAATCAATCTAGGATCTGGAACTATATAGGAATTATAATTTAATCCTTGATACTGACCTGGAGCAAATACTACTCCAGAAATCGTATTGGGAAACTTATCAGAAAGTACACGATTTAGTACAGAAGCAGCAACACAATATTCATCTGCAGAATTTGGATGTGCTTCTACCTGAACAACTGTTGCCAGGTTTTGATAATCAACAAGTGTAAGTGAGGCAAGAAGTTCTAACATAAATTAATCATCTCCAAGATATTCTAGTGAAAAAATTTCGTGATCATTAATATTTGGATTTAACCATTCGGCAAACTCACATTGAATTGCATAAGCATCTTCAATTGATTTTAGCACATCATCAGTCTCGGTTTCACAGAGAGTGTGCAGTCTATCAACTGCCCAATCATGAGTCGTTTTCAGGGTGTCTTCCAAAGTTACCATAATCTTTCCGCATGTAGCGTCCGAGAATATTGCTATTATAGTACGCCGGGACACCGTTGTCAAGGGATTCACTCAGAACATTATTTAAAAATAATTGCTTCGTTTCTTCATAATTACAAGTTCCCTTTGTTTTATGAAGACTCAGTATTTCTCTACTGAAGTTCTCCTTACCATACTTTTTAACATCTTCCTTTAACTCTGGACAAGAACCATAATACTTCTTCCAATCTGATTCTATTTTTACTTTTCTTTTTTTTCCTACCGGCGTTCTAAACGCCCAAAAGTACTTTCTCCCAATGTACTGTCGTTTGTTGGACTTATTGGTAATGAGATACACAAAGCCAAAAAAGTCCCGAACATCATCCCCAGTAAAAGGTCTGTCCAAATATATCCATGGGTTTTCATATGAATCCATTCATATTGTTTAAGCTGTTATTATATATCCATCAACCCTAACAAAGGTATTCTAATAAAAAAGAGGGTTGTTGTCAACCCCCTTGAAGAATTATATCAGTCTTTCGGCATCTTTGCCCCAGACTTATGTCTGGTTGTGCCTGCCGAGTCAACATAAGTTTCTCTCTCCTTTCTAGGAGATACATAACCAACACCAGGAACTACACCAGTTTTACCAGCAGCTCTGGCAGCATTTCTAGCTGCTGCTCTTTGTGCTGCTCTTTTACGATTGCGATCATAAGAACTCATTGCTTCATCAACCTGATTATCAGATTCCAATATAGCAGCAATTTCTTTCTCAGAGAACAATCCAGTCGCTTCTAATTCTTCTTTCTTAAGATTTGCCTTACGATACTCAAGATCGGCACGGGTGCCTTTATCCATTTTACCCTGAGACTTAGGCTTGGTCTTACCACCTACATCAGGTTGCATTCCAGGGTTTGCTGCCTTTACTCTACGTCCATGAGTGTATTCAGCACCACTCATCTTAGAGTCACCAGAGACCATCTTACCACCTTGAGAACGAGAATCAGCATACTGCTTATCAGTCTGACCGTGCTTACCCTTGTAGAGTTCTTCTACATTCTCTTCACTCATACGCTTCACGACCTTCTCTGCCTGACGCTTAATGAATCCTTTGATGCCTTTCTTTGCCTTATCCCTTGCCTTACCAGGAGCACTCTTAACGGCATCTGCTGCCTTAGTGGCACTGTGTGCTGCCTTTCTACCTGCTCTTCCCATCTCGTCCTTGGCGATAGTACCAGCAATCTCAACACCTGCCTTAGCAGCCTTGGCAGTTCCAACTGCTCTGTCAGCAGCACCCTTGACGGCATCTCCTGCCTTCTTCATGGCGTCTCCTGCCTTCCTCATTGCAAACCTTCTTCGGGCACCCACAGGAGCACCAGACGCTCTTTTTGCTTGGGTATCATGTCCGAAAGTTACCTTTGCTTCATCAATATAATCATTAGCAGCATCCTCAATCATTAAGACTGCATCTTCTTCAGAATAACCTTCCTCAATGAGTTCATCAATTAATTCATCACAAATATCATCAAACAGTTCTTCATTGAGGTCTTCTGTTGGTTCGTAAAATTCTTCACAGACTTTTTTGAAGTCATGAAATTGTTTTTGAGACAGGGACATTGTTCCTTATATTATATCCATATATGGATATTTATAAAAAAAGAGGGACTACTCGTCCCCCTTGTATGCTTGATATCCATCATATTCACCGAACATATAGGAATCAGACAATGCTGCCTCTCTATATGTCCTCATACTATCATAGACTAAATCCCGCGAAGGTGTCTCCTTTGACATCTTGTTTGATTCCTCCAACGATGTAGGACTCGACTTCAGTTTCTTGTGGGGCAACTTGGA